TGTAGGAGTAGCAAGAGGTAATACAAATCTTGCACACTCCTTTGCTATACCAGCATCAAGCATCTCTTTATATAATTTCATTCCATCTACAAAATGTCTTTGCATTTTAATCTCAAAGTCTTGTTGCATTAATGGATCTATATCATCAATACTATTCTGTCTGTTCTTATCATCCTGTCTGCGTAATGCTGGTAGTGGAATCTCTTTAGCAAGCATACTACTGTCAGCATACCTCTGAGAGAACTCTTGATATGTGAATGACCTGTGTCTTAATATCTGTGCAGCAAGACCACGTGTAGTTGCAATCTCTACAGTCATGTGTGCTTGCTCAAAGACACTCCAGTGTCCATGTTTAATACAATACTTTAATAGTCCAGCAACCTTTGGGTTGTCCTGATTCTTAGGGTTAGATACCCTAGCAACATAACCAATAGTTTTCTCTGCGTCTGGAGTCACAGAGATCAATGATACTTTACTCATCGTAATCTACATCCTCATGATTAAATAAAATGCGTGACATTATATAAAGACCAAATGCCTTTAGATAACCTATAGTAGGAAGACCAAATAGACCTGGCATTATCCAGTTCCATAATAGCATAAGAACTAAAGGTCTTATAAAATTAGCAGCAGCTTCTGCTCCCCTTTTAACATCTTGAACCTTCTTCTTTTCATCAGCAGATACTTTAACATTTTTGTCAAAGTATACACTCATTCTTTCTTTGATTTTCTGGGGGGTTTTGCTTTCGTTGGTGGGTTCCATAATGTTGGATTAATAGTACCTGCAGACTGTTTAAAAGATTTGAAATCTTTTTTATACTTATCGTAGTAGTGATCAAAGAGTAGTACTTGACTACCTGCTATAGAAACATCATAAGCAATACGATCTTCCTTTTTATACTCTACTAGGTAAGCACTGTAAGGTAATTTTTTATCATTTGCAACTCTTGGATCACAATCTTCATGTAAGATTCTAATATCCTTACTGCTCACGATCTATTACCCCATTCAATAGCAGGAAATGCTTCTTGAACTACAGCCTTAGTGATACGTTTATACTTTGTATTGAGTTGTCCGTCTTTAATAAGACATAGTAACTCTGCTTCTTCTGCTGCTAGACCTTCTAACAGTTGAACAAACATGGACTCACGTTTAAGTGACTTCAAACTATCTTGACCACCTTTAACAAAGCGATAGAACCCCTTGGATTCTTGCTCCAACCGTGTGTGATCAGTCCCTACTGGTGCATCATTAGGTGTGTAAGGTACATCACCTTCAGGAACCATAGAAATAACACTCTCATCAAAGTTCCAAATCAATAAAGATCTTAGAGCTTGTGAGTTGTGTTTCTGTAGTAGAGCAATCTTTTCTTTTTTAGTCTTAGCATTAGAGACCTTTCTCAAGACCTCACTAATAAGTAATCTAGGATTACTATTTTCAAGTGCTTTAGCTGGCATAATTAATCCTCAGTGTCATCATCTAATTCAGTTTCTTTACGAAGGTAAATCAATTCATCATGAATTATATTACCGTTGGCATCCATCATTTCAGGATGTATAACTGCTCTAGCATAGGCAGCGTTTTCAACGTAGTCTTCTACGTATCCTTTTGCTAACCACGAAACAGTTACCCCAAGGATAAATGCTCCTATAACAACTAAAACAACCAGTGCAATAATGATTGGTTCCATAGTTTTCTCCGCAGTTATTTTTATTTAGAGAGTTTCTTACGACCTGGTTTACGATCCAGTTCATATTGCCATGCATCACTCAGTATACCATGAAGATACTTTCGTAACTTTCTTGCTCTTGGTTTGCCTAAGTGACCGTATGCTTCTCTAAGTTGGCAGTGTTCATTGTCTGAACCACCTTTAATATATTGTTCTAGATCATACACTAAAAGAGCTAACTCTTTTGCTGTACTAGAATCAATAAACTCCCTCACTTGCTTACGAGTTGCTTTAATATGCTTAAGATAAGTATAACATTTGAATAGGTACATCTCCTTTTCAAATGCAGCATCAATAGCATGTTCAACAAGGTCGTAAAATTCTTCCATCAGATAAGGTTCTTTTCTCGAAGGTATTTAACAGCATCATTACATCCACCAAGATTTTCGTTATTTAAAACGACTTGAGGGAATGTTGATCCTTCACCGAACTGATCATAGAATGCTTTCCTTTCAAAGTCAACCCCTAATTTATAATCAACGTATCTTAAACCTTTAGCAGACAACACCTGCTTTATCTTTGAACAGTAAGGACAACCATCCTTTGAATAAACTGTAAAATTCATATGTAATTAGAGAATAAAAAAGGGTATCCGAAGATACCCTTTATTTAGATATTCAGTTCGACTTAGAATGTGAACTTAAGTCCAAGCTTAGCACCCCAATCTACTACTGTATCGCCAGCAGCATCTTCGCCATTAGTAGCACCTGAAAGCTCTCCGTATACATCGGTAGATTCAGCGATTGCATAAGAAGCACCAACCTTACCAGAAAGTTCTGTTTCTGTATCGTCAGTAGCGTCAGAATGACCTAGTGAAGGACCACCTTGTACATAGTAAGCAACCTTACCTTCAGAAGCAACGCCCTCATATCCGATATGGATATCAGTAGCAGCAGAAGAATACTCTCCATCAGGATAAGAAAGGTTTGACTCAACATTCACATATGGACCAGCAAAAGCTGCACCAGCGAGTAGGAATGGAGATGCTGCAACTGCAGCGATTGTTGATTTGATAGACATGTTTTTGTTTTAAGTATCTCGCATGGGAAAACCCTGCGGATGATAGTTTCCCCGACATGGGAAACTGTTTTGCATCTACACAGGGTTACGATTATTTCGAGTCCTTTGTATGATGGTATTTATAATAACATAACTTTACATATCTGTCAAGTTTTCCGAACGAGATCTTTTACGGTATTCCTCCAACTTCATTCTTGCTTCAACCATCATCCTTGCTGTGTTTAATTTACCATCCAAATACTCACGAGTATTATCAGGAAGTATCATCACATCCTCTGGTTCTAATAAAGAATCGAACTCAAGATCATTATCACCAACGACCTCTCTTAGTTCTTGTGTTAAATTTTCTTTTTTAATTTTTGGTAGATCCATTAATCCTCTGTTTGTATGTTAAAAATAATCAACCAAGCAATTGCTAGTACCATTATAAGAAATACTCTGATAGAACTTGGTGAAGTATCAATCATAGTACCTGAATAACAGCAACAACATCAGGAATTTCTTCCATCAGTTTACGTTCTATACCTTGCTTCAATGTCATAGTACTCATAGCACATGTTTCACACGCACCACCCAGTCGTACTTTAACATACCCTGTCTCCTCTTCTATCTCTACAAGCTGAAGGAATCCACCATCAGCTTCAATATAAGGTACAAGTTCTTCTAGTACCCTTACTACATTCTCTTCAGTTAATTCCATGTGTGTTGCCAGATAGTGTTGTCTCTTAAGGTATTCATACTGATGATCCATTAATAACATACATTAATTGTACTTGCATACTGCTGGTTATAATCTGATGCAAAGAAATTAACATCACATTCATTATAATTACCCTCAACACCATTGTGTGCAGTGTGTAATAATAATTCACCATTGGTAGGTAGATTAGCAGATACACTTATCGCATTATTAAGATCCGATAGTGTCCAACTAGTATTATCCTTGAATGAATTAACCCAGTAATCAAATCCATCTGCCTCTGGCTTCCTACTTATGATAGTAGCATAAGAAGATACGATTTGATCGAAGACCTGTTGATAAGTATAACCTGTTTTGATTGTCATAGTCAACCAAGTAGGAATATAACTTGTTACATAGTTTCCTAGTAATGTAAAACCATCATTAAACTTAAGGTATCCCTTAGTAGTTCTAGCATATCCAGCAGTAGTAATACCACCAGTAGGTACGCATGTAGGTTCTAACTCATAGTATTCATATCCTGATGCCATCCTAGTATGCCAAAGCAAATTCGGATGATCTTCTTCTATAATATCTGATGTTGGTGGGAATAAATCGAGTGATGTAAGTATAACGTTACCTAAAGAGTCAGTCATCTTAAATGCCATACCACCTGGATTAGTAGCCCAGTTATCATTACCTGTACCATTAATAACATTTACACATAACTCATGACCACCTGCTGCAACATTATTAATAGTAAAAAATGTACTGGTAGTAAAAGCACCATTCCAAGGTGCTGTATTCTGTCCTACAGATCCTATAGTAGTACCATCCCATATAAATTCTGCCCAGTTGTCTGCCTGAACCTCAAGTATCATAGTACTTGGGTTAGTAACAGTAACAGTCCAACATCCATTGTGTGTGATACCCGATTGAGTCTCAGTGTTTGATGGATATACTGCATACTGATCCATAAAGTCTGACCATGCAGGATGAGGACCAGATCTAACCCACTGAGGTGTAAATGGTACTGTACATACACCACCTCTACAAATTAAAAGATACCATCCACCTGGATTATCTGCCCATGAATATGGATCTCCAACTAATCTATTTCTAACTTCAAACTTTATTAAATGTGTTCCAGGTAATAGTGTAAGAGTAAACGTTTCTCCACCCATACCATTTGTATAAGTAACCTCCTTATTAATAAGTAGATTACCTAAAGGATCAATCCAAGTCATCTTACTATCATTATCAGACTCTACTTGGAAAGTGACTGTAGTCTCTGACGCTATATCAATAGTAGTCTCAGCAAACTGCCAACTATTAAGATGAGGATCTACAACATCATCTGCAGGTTTAACTGAATAGATTGCATAGTCTTTTAAGAACTGTGTCCAAGGAACTGCTGGATTATTAGGTGTTCCTATCTGAAGCCAGTTGGTTGTATTAGTACCTTCATTAAGATTAGTAGTACATTTTAATGACGTTGCAATCTCAGCACCACCAGAATTATTAGTAATTCTCCACGCAATACCAGCAGGGTTTATCCACCACCTATCTCTCCATCCAAAGTCATTAGTTACATTAACAGTTACCTTTAAAATACCTGATGATAAAGTAGATGTTGCTGTGTATGGTGTAGTGTAAGTACCTGTATTAAGATTACCTCCAACAGCACTAATTAAAGCAGTGGAATTATCATTTAATATTACTTGTCCTTCCATGTCACATCCAAATGTGAAACCATAAGTGTCTCCTACAGGAATAGAAATCAAATAAGTAACACTCTGAGGTTCTCCAGGTAAAGTACACACCTCTGGATTAACCCAAACAGAATAATGATTTGCTTGATCGTTCCACCACTCTGGACTAGTAACATCGAAAGTAACTGGAGATGACTTTGCTCTCTTATATTTTAATGTATATGTACCGTCTTGCTTATAAAATCTTTTAGGTTGTATATTAATATCAGGATCAAAAGGAGAACATGAATCCACATCCATTATTGGAGTGAAGAATGTATCCGTTAAACCATAGTTACCACCGTTATCCCATATCTTATACTCATCTCTATCAGTACTGTACTCATTCTCACAATCATAGAAAGTACCATCAGGTCTAACCTTACACTTCCTTCCAATCCTAATAGTTGGTGGAGGCATTCCAGGATATACTGGAGGATGTAATACAGGTGGATATATCCATCCATCAGGATCAGGCCAAGGGGGTTTCTCTACAGTCGTGACAAATTTAGGGTCTGCATTAAATGCATCCCCTATAGGATCACAAACTGGTCCTGGATTTCCTTCAGGATAATAATATGCCATTTACATATTAAGTTTTAACTATTTATTTGTCTTCTGCTGATCTAAAATAAGTTCTAACAACTTCTATCTGATCATGATACCTAGCAATCTTATCCAACTCACATTGAATTGCTTCAGTAATATCTGAATGCTCTCCAATACCTGCTGGATGTTCTAGATAAACATTAACATTTGCCTTGTGCTTTTCAATTTCCCCACTCGCATGGGCTAGCACCGCCTTGATAAGTTGTTCTCTCATGTATACCTCGTGCGTGATTATTATGTTCGAGTAACTTATTATACCACACCATGTCAGATAATGAAACCTCTCTACCTAAACGTATCTTACATGCAATTATACTAAACCGCAATCGGTAATCTTTGCTTAACATCTTCTATTGCTGCTGGCAAAAGTGAATACTCACGACGTTGTATTGCTTTAGTAAGTGAAATGACATCATCATCTGGCATGATAGGTACTTCTCCTTGCATGATGATTGGACCACCA